CGCTAGTTAGTAAGTATTTTCAATTTAATTATTCTAGCAACGAAACATACACAATGGGGGTGAATGGGCTTGCTGGGTCAAGTCCAACTCAAGCTCAATCCCCAGGAACCGGGGCTACTAGCGCGGTTAATGGTAGTAGTGCCACTGGAAGAAGTGGTGGTTCTGGTTCTGCTGGTGCTATTATTATTTGGGAATACGCATAAGGAGTAATATATGAAAGCGATTATTATTAAAAATGGTGTTGTTGAGAATATTTCTGTTTGGGATGCAAATTCAAACAGACCAGAAGGTTATGAAGTTGTTGTAGTTGATAATGACTTTTATGTGGGTATCGGATTTCTCTACGTAAATGGGGTTTTTAGCTCACCGTCTTAATTAATAAAATAATATAAAAACTAGGGGATAGGGTAGAAATACTCTATCCCTTTTTTTATTTTAACAACTATAATCGTCAGTTTCTGTTTTTTATTTGAGTTATATAATTATGGCAGTTATAATTTTTAAACCAGATCCTTCTAAAAAAAAGCCTAAAAAAGAATATATTGATTTAAGCATCGCACATCAACGTCATAAAAAACTACATGATTCTTATAAAAAAATTGCTCTAGGTCTTCTTGTTGTTAATTTATTTTTGTTTTTATATATTATTTTTGTAAAGTAGGGGTTATGGCAAAACCAGCAAAAGGAAAAAGATTTGCAAAGATTGTTAAAACTGTTGGCGGTAGGACGCGAAAAGTGTCTTATGGACAAGCTGGTAAGGCATCTGACGGGGGCGATAGAATCCGCCCTGGTACATCTAAAGGGGATGCTTATTGTGCCAGATCTAATAAAATTAAAGGAGATTGGAGAAGCGACCCGAACTCTCCAAATAATCTTTCTCGCCGTAAATGGAAATGTGTAGGCAATAAATCTAAAAAATCTTAACATGAAACAGCCTAAATTTAAAAAACTCAAAAAAGTAATAAAGAAAAAAGCAACAGCTGAAAAAGAAGCTTCCGAACATCCGGAAGAATTTCTTAAAAAAATGCATGAACCCAGTATTAAAAAATTAAAGGGGATAGCTTTTTAATATGCCTAAATTTAATTATACAGATGAAGATTTAGAAAATCTTGTTAAAATGGCAGAAACTAGAGGACAAGAAGATCCTTATTCTGCTGTTAATAAACAATCTGGTGCTTTGGGTGCCTATCAATTATTACGTACTTACCATAAAGATCCCGTAGAAAAACGTTATAATATTCCATTTGAAGATATTACTAAGTATCCAGAGTATCAAGATGATTATTTTAAAAATGTTTTATTGCCTGGATATAAAAAATCAACTCAACAAATGATAAAAACCGCCCCCAAAAATGTTGATGAATTTGCTTTAACAGCAATGCAACAACTTGGTCCCGGAAATGTTCGTGGGTATTTGGCTGGGGAGGCCGACCAAAATATTAAACAACAAATGGAACATTTTTTAAGAATGGCAGATGAATATAAAAGACAAAGGGTAATGTCTGAATATCAAAATAAATTTGATAAATTAAAAAATCTAATGGCTACTCAAAATCGTTCTACCGCATCAGAATCAGAGGAATAATATGGACGAAATTACTAAGAAGTTAGGTGATTTATCATCTAAACCATCATCAGAAGAAGTAAGTTCTGCTTTAAAAAAAGCTCAATTAAATGATTTATATCAAGAATATAAGGATGCTTTTTTAAAAATGGGCGATCCATCAAACCCAGAACAGATTAAATATGCAGAAGATTTAGCAAAAAAAAGAGCGTTACAAGAGATGGAAAATCGACTTAGTGCGTCAAAGCCTAAATTACCACCAAGAATACCAGAAAGTCTTTTAAAAGAAACAGGCCCAAGTAGTTCCGCTTATCAAGTAGTAGATCCTGCTGACTTATCTAGAGAAATTGACGTTGGTACATTTAAAAAATTAAGCGCAGCTGAAAAAGGATTAAAAGGTTTAGGATTAGCAGCAGGTCTTGGTTTGGCGACAAAAGATATTCAAGAAAAAAACGCAGGAAATACTTTAGTTGATCTATTAGAGGGAGGAGCCTCTCTTTCTGAAGGAGCGGCTTCCAGAATTGCACCTTTCTTAGAGCTTCTTCGTTCTACCCCAACTGCAACAGAAGAACAAGAAATGGCCGAATTGGAAAAACATAAAAGATTTAAAGGACTTCAAAATATGTTAATAAAACAAAAAGAAGTCAAGGAATAATAATTTATGTCTAACTTTCTTACACTTGAAAAATTACTTAAAAAAAATAAAAAAATACAAACAGAATTAGATAGTAAAAAATATGATAAAATAATCCGTCAAGGTGTAGCTGAAGATGAATTAGAAACTGCATTGCAAGACGCCGTTAAAAATTTTGATAGAGGAAAATTATCTAAAGAAGATTTTAAAAAAGTAATAAGTGACGTAGACAATAAATATATTAATGAATCTAAAAAATATGCGTCCGACGAAAATTTAAAAAAAGAATATAATAATTTAATAGAAGAAATGCAAAAAAACGAGGAAAAAATATCAGAATTACGCACCAACCCTAACGTTGAGCAATACTACAAGCTAATTCAAGAAGAAAGCGACAAACCAATTATCAAAGATGTTCCTGAAAAAATAAAAAATATATCAATTCTTAATAAATATCCAAAAATAAAAAATACACCATTTTTTACAGAAAACTCTGGGGAAATAAAAAATACACTTATTTCTAATTTAAAAAATTCTACAGAACAAGAAGTTGTTGATAGGTTAAATCGAGCTAAAAATATGGGATTTAATACTGACAAAGTTTTTTTTCATGGCACCAGAACAAAATTTGATGAAAAAAATCCTGGGTTTATTCCCGTTGAAGCGGGCACTTTTTTTTCGCCTGATCCCGAATTTACAGAGAATTTTTCCACATCAAAAGGATCAACAATACCTACTTTTTTAAAAGTTAAAAATACATTTGATTTTCAAAATGACGATCATATAAATACATTAAAAAATGAATTTAAAAAAATCAATGGATTTGATTTATCGGAAGATACGATTGAAGAAATTAAAGATGGTAATTGGGTTACAATAGAAGATCCAGACGTGCAAAGGTCTATTAAAAAGTCTGGGTTTGATTCTTATCATGTTCAAGAAAGCGGAAGAAAAAACATTGCAGTCTATGAGCCTAAAAATATTAGATCTATTTTTGCAAAGTTCGATCCCACTAAATCTGAATCTGAAGATTTAGCAGCATTCACTCAAACCAAAAAACCTAATTTATTAGGAAAAGCTTTTGGTGCCGCTGACATTTATGGAGCAGCTTCGGATATAGCTCAAAACCGTCCAGCATCGGCTGCTGTTTCTGCTGCTGAATATGTTGCACCAAAATTAGGAGCAGTTGCAGGAAGAGTAGCACCATTCTTAGATTTATTACGTCCAACGGAAATGATGACCGAAGATCAGACAGCAGAAGACGAAATGCGAAGACCAGAACAATATAGATCATTTAAAAAATTAAAAAAGCTATTTGAAGAAAACTAATATGTCTAAATTTAAAAAGCTTAAAAAATCATTAGGTAAAACATCTGATGGATCTAAACCAACAGATCCTTCTTTATATTCTCGTGTTAAAGCAGAGGCTAAACAGAAATTTGATCGTTTTCCTTCTGCATACGCATCTGCTTGGATTGTTAAAACCTATAAAGCAAGAGGCGGCGGATACAGATGAGCCTAAAACGATGGTTTGCTGAAAAATGGACGAATGAAAAGGGAGATGAATGTGGATCAGGAACAACAAAGAGTGTTCCTAAATGTCGTCCATCTAAAAAGGTATCATCAGAAACTCCTAAAACTTGGTCTGAGCTATCTTCTTCCGAACGCAAACGCGCAATATCTGATAAAAAAAAGGTAGGCCATAAAACAAGTAGCGTGCGTTTTAAGCGACTTAAATCTAAAATAAAGAAAAAATAATATAATACTTGTAAAATCGTTATGTTACAAATCCATAATATTAACAACTATAATAGAAACCTACTCATGGTGAGCGGTTCACTTACAACTACCCTTATGGGCGTGTGAAAGGTAATATATTATGGATAATACCCAAGTACAATCAGTTTCTCCTGAAACTTCTTCCGATGCATCAGAATCTTCATTAGAATCTAGTGACGTGGCCGATGCTCCACAAACAACCGAATCTTCTTCCAGTGAAGCTAAAGCTGCTGCTAAAGAAGCAGCTCGACTTCGTTCTCTTCGTCTAAAAGTAGACGGGCAAGAGTTCGATGAAGATCTTCCCTTCGATATTCCAGACGATCCCGAGGCTGTAGAATACATGAGACGCCAACTTCAAATGGCTCGCATGGGTTCTAAACGTGCCCAAGAATATGCCCAGCTTGAAAAAGAAATTCGCCAGCTTATCACAGAAGGAACAAAAAATCCTCGTAAGCTTCTTAAAGAACTTAGCATTGATGAGCGCGAACTTGCAAGACAAATCATCGAGCAAGAAATTGAAAATGCTCAAAAATCTCCAGAACAACTTGAAAAAGAGCGTATTGAAGAAGAACTCCGTTCTCTTAAAGAAGAACGTGAGCGTGAAAAACACGAATTTGAACAAAAGGAATTTGAGCGCCTACAAGAGCAAGCATATGAAAAATATGATACTCAAATGACTCTTGCACTAGAAAAATCCAATCTTCCAAAAGAACCTTATGTTGTTAAAAAGATTGCAGATTATATGCTAGTGGCACTTCAGCAAGGATACGACGTTTCTGCTGATGATGTAATTCCTCTTGTTAAACAAGAACTTGAAAAAGATATTCAAACCCTCATTAATGCTATGCCAGATGAGGCTCTAGAACAATTTCTCGGAAAACAGCGTTTAGCTAATTTCCGTAAGAAGAATCTAGCTAAGGCAAAAGAAGCAACTGCTGTTTCTTCTGCTAAAGCTGTAAAAGATACGGGTGGAAAAACTTCTGCAAAAGAACCTGAAAAGAAATTAACTTTTAAGGAATTTTTCGGGGTTTAATCTACCTGTTTTATAGGCAATTCAACTGCGACTTTCTATAACCGATAATATCGAGTGGAAATACCAAAGAAGAATTGAAGGCAATTAACTAATAACCATTAACTAATTAATAATAGGAAATTTAATATGTCAATTTCTTATCAATCAAAAGATGACAGAGTTCTATCCCTTGCTCTCAAGGTACAAGAACTTTGTGTAAAAAAGTCAGATTCAATCGTTTCAGTTGTAGGTCTAGCCGTAACTGTTGATGTCGGTGAAGCAGTAGCTGAAGTTCGTAACGTCATTCATTGCGATGATAGCGTTGGAATTTCTCTAATCGCTTCTTCTGGCATTGTTGTCTCTGGATCACAAATCACTGCAACTCTCTCAAATGCAATGGCTTCTGCCGATTCACTCGTCATTCGCTACGTTGTTGCTGAGTAATTTATAGAAAGGAAATAAAAGTATATGGCAAGTTCAAATACTTACGGTACTCCAAACAATACCGTTGGAACTCTTAACGGTTTTTTCAAAGAAACCTACGCTGATCGTTTAGCAGAACTAATCCCAGATGGGGTTAAGTTGCTAAATAAGATCAAGTTCATGAGCAAGGATAAGCAACCTGGGAATTTATATCACCAGCCAATTATCCTTGGATTAGAGCACGGTAAACAGTAATGCCGTGTATAAATTGGTGAAAAAACTTGGAAAGCTAAGTTCAGATGTGTTAGAGTAAAAATATGAAGAGATACGGTTCGATTTACAAAATAACTAATAAAGTGACCGGAAAAGAATATGTTGGTCAAACAACATGTTCTTTGGTTAGTCGTTTTAATAGTCATTTAACCGAAAAAAGAAATCGCCATATCTCTAATTCAATTCGTCAATACGGTAAAGAAAATTTTGAATTTGTTGAAATTTTTGTTGCCTTTGATAAAGAACAATTAAATAATGCTGAAATTTTCTTTGTTCAACATTATAATACACTTTATCCAAACGGATATAATCATCGTGCTGGTGGAAATCAAAACGGTATTTGTTCTGATGAATTGAAGAAAAAAATAAGTGCAGCTAAAGTTGGAAAGCCAAATCTTAAAAGAAGAGGCGAATTGCGTTCAAAAGAACAAAGACTTTCGATTTCTCGTACTTTGGGTGGGCAAAATATTATTGCTATAAACCTAAAAACAAATGAAATTAAAGTTTATGAAACTGCACATGCAACAAAAAAAGATGGACACAATCCATCTAATGTTGTTCAAATTTGTAAAAGAGCATCCTATAGAACACATAGTAAGGGATGGGCTTTTATGTATGAATCTGAATATGCTAATCAGAGCGGAAGTTCTAAGGGTAATATCTCTGAACACGCGCAACGACTAGGATTTGAACCCGCTTTAGCGGAATAAAATAATCCCACGAGTCACCAACAACCTCAATTACAGAGGTTGAAAAGATAGTCTGACCTTATAGGAAACTATAAGAAGTAGGGGATAAAGAGCCCTTACGATAACACAAGGTTACTTTCGCAGGTAGCGACGAAGATGCTTTCAATCTTCAAGCTCCAGTCGCAGGACAAGTCAAAGATGCTCAGGTGAAAGGCTCTCCAGCCGTTCTCCGTTCACTCCTTGGCTACGTTGCTGCATCTCGTGCTGCTCTCGGTGGTCAAAAGGCGTTCATGGATGCTACTAAATTCTTAGTGGCAAACATGCTCCGTTCTATGGCTAAGAAGCTTGAAATCGAAATGCTTTATGGCCAAGTTGGTTACGCTAAAATTGATGGCGCTCTTGTTGCTGCAACTACTCTTCCAATCAAAGCTGCTGAATGGGCACCTGGGATTTGGGCAGGGGCAGAAGGAATGCCTATCGAAGTCCGCGATGCAACAACTGGTGCTCTAAAAGCATCTGTTAAAGTTCAGTCTGTTGACATGGAACTACAAGAAATCGTTGTCGATGGTCCAGTGACCAGCGCAGATGGCGATATTATTTGGCACAAAGGTGCTTATGGTAACGAGTTTGCTGGAATTCACAAGATTCTAACCGTTGCCTCTGGTTCACTTTTCAACATTGACGTTGGAACTTATAACCTTTTCAAAGGTAACAGCTACTCTGCTGGAACTGCTGCGCTCTCCTTTACCAAGCTTGGGCAAGCAGCTACCCGTGCGGTTGAAAAGGGACAAGAAGGAACTCTTCTTTCCCTTGTTAACGTTCGTTCTTGGCAGAACATGCTCACCGATCAAGCTGCTCTACGCAAGTACGATCAGAGCTACAGCCCTGCAAAAATGGAAAACGGAGCTAAGTCTCTCAAGTTCCATTCACAGAATGGCGAAATTGAAATCGAACCATCACTCTATGTTAAGCAGGGATATGCATATCTTCTCAACGTAGAAGATTGGATGCGCGTCGGTTCAACTGACATTACCTTCAAGCGCCCTGGACAGGGTGAAGAATTCTTCCGCGATCTCGAAAACAGCGCGGCTTATGAACTTCGCCTTTACACCGACCAGGCTCTTTTCTGTCAGGCTCCTGGCCGCAATACAATCATCACAGATATTGTAAACTCTTAATAGGGTAGATTTTATCTAGATGGGGGGAGGGGGTTAATTCTTCCTCCCCTTTTTTATTATATAAATAATATAATTTCTATAGATTTAACAACTATAAAAGTATGAGTGTAATAATTACGATCCAGGGCACTCCAATTGAATTTCCGTCCACAGGCGAATCGCCTAATTGGGCTCCTTCTGTTATTGAATTTGCTCAAGCAACAGAACAAGCTCTTTTATCTGCGGTTGGTCCATATGATATTCCACAACAGGTATTTACATTAAGTTCAAATGTTAACACTAATTTATCAATAACTAATCTTAGTTTCCCAACAACCGTTGTAAGAAGTGCTTTTATAAATTATTCCGTTATAAGACTATCATCAACCGAAACACCTTTGAGTGAATCTGGTGAAATTTATGTTGTTTATGATGGATCTGATTGGCGAATTACGCGTGATTACGTGGGCGATGCTGGTTGTACATTTGACATAACTTCAACGGGACAGGTAAGAATATCAACAACCAGTTTTCTTAATTATACTTCTGGTAAAATTAGTTTTTCAGCTGAAGCATTACCACAGACATAAGAGGCTAAAATGGCGTTAGATTTTCGTAAATTTACAGAAGGATTAAGGATTTTACCCAAAGCATCCCTAACTACTGTTGATATTGAAAAGGGCGACCTTCAAGTAGCGGACGACGCTGACGGAAAACTATATTATAACAATGGTTCTTCTACTTCTCCTATTGTTACAGAAGATCATACTGCCACGCTTATAAATAAAACAATTGATGGTGATGACAATACCATTCAAGATTTAGGATTAGCATCACTTAAAACTGTTTTGTTGGATGCAAATAAAACAATACGAAGAAATGCATCTGGTGATGTTATTTCTGGTAATGATTTACCTAATTCTAGTCAAATTGTTACATTAGATTCAACTGATACTTTAACAAATAAAACACTAACTTCTCCAATTTTAAATACACCATCTACTGACACTATTTTAGGAATTGCTGGTGGTGGATTAACAATTCAATCGGCACCAAATCAAACATTATCAATACTTTCAGCTGGAACGGGTAATGTTTCAATTCAGTCTGCTGGAACTGCTGTTTCAATAGAACAAGTATCTTTTAATGGTAATGTTGTAACCGGTGGTGGTAGCAGTGCCTTAACGCTTCAATCTGGCTTAAATCAAAATTTATCAGTTCAAGCACAAGGAACAGGTATCGCGGATATAGCCTCTAAATTTTCTCTTTCTTCAATTTTAAATAATCAGTCTGGATCAGATCAAACTATTTCAACAACAACAAAGCCATATATAAAACTAACAAATTCTAGTTTAGCTTCTATTGGCGGGATTACAGCATCATCTAATGATGGTCAGTTTGTGATTTTGACAAATTCAACAAGTAATCCAGTTGTTATTTTAAATGAATCCGCTGGAGCAACGGCAAGTGATAGGATTGTCACTGGAACCGGAGGCAACACGACAATTTCGGCAGATGGCAGCGCCTTGTTAATATATAACACAACAAGTTCTAGATGGCAAATTGTTAGTGTTGTTCAAGCTTCTTCTATTCCTGCCCCTTCCATCACAACAATTACAACATCAACAGCTTTAACTGGATCTAATGATTATGTATTAGTTAATGGAACTGGAGTTACTGTGACACTACCAAATCCAAACACCCTAACTCCAGGCAAAACCTTTGCAATTAAAAAAATATTTAATGATGTTATCGCTGTTACAATAAACACTGCATCTGGAACAATTGATGGTGGTGCATCAAAAACAATTGCAACACGCTATCAAGCATTAACAATTACAACAGACGGTACAAATTACTTTATAATTTAAGGTATCATATGAGCTACACTCCGAACCAAGAAAAATTTATTATAGACACAACCGGCCAAATTACAGGTAATCAATTAGTTGATGCAACAATAACTGAAACAAAAATTGCTAATTCTGCAATCACGGAATCTAAAATTGCAAGCTCGGCGGTGACAGAAGTTAAAATAGGGAGTGCTGCTGTTACAGAGGCTAAGATAGGTAGTGCTGCTGTAACGACTGCAAAAATTGCCAATGTTGCTGTTGATAACACTAAAATTGCAAGCGCAGCGGTAACAAGTACCAAATTGGCAACCGGCGCAACAGAAAGAGATTGGGTTTTGGCTAGAACAGCAGCAGCTAGTGTAGGAGTTGTTGGTTCTTATGCTATGTTAGCTGATACAACTTTGGGTACTGGGTTTACCTATG